TTCTGCCATCTCCATGGTAATATACAACACATTCTTGTTATTCAATAAATTTGCTGCAGCACAGTGACACATGAATAATGATTTACCCACGCCTGTACCCGCGAGGATAACATTAAGTGTCTTGTTACTCAAACCACCTTTAGTGATCTTGTTCAACATATCAAGGTCGAACGGGATCTTTTCTTCTACGCGGTGATAGAACTCATACCGTGAATCAGAATCGTCAAGATAATTGTGACCAACATGATTATCGAAACTAACGCCAAGAGCATCTGAAAGGAGAGCAGGGATTGCGTCATCTTGTCGTTCTTTGTCTTTTCCTTCGATGATACCAATGGAATCGAGGATTGCGTTATAGACGGCTTTCTTCTTACAAAAGGTTTCTGTTTCATTTAGTAACCACTCCTCATTCGTGTCTTGTTTTGTTAGACCGCTGATTAACTGCTGTTGGTCTTTAAGGTCTGTATCAGAGATATCTTTACGATTGTTTACTTCGATAGCAAGGATCTCTTGTGTTACTGGTTTATTATAAGCTTCAAAGAACTTATTGATCTCTTCGAAGACGACTGCTTCTTTACGTTCAGAGAAGTATCTCTTCTTTAAGAATGGCAATACTTTACGACAGTACTGTTCATTGTGTACTAAGTTACTTAAGATTGTATTTTCAATTCTCATCAACACCGCCAGAATAAATTAAATCATTGTTCTTGACACCATCACTCAACATCTGCATGAGGGTGTCGCCAATATAATTATCGAACTCTTTCTTATCAGAATCCTCAACTATACCTTCAATTATATCATAGTTGTATTTTAATGTACAGTTATCTTGTTTTTGGTTCTCTTCAAGTTTAACTGCACCTAATACGATCTTGATACCAGCATACTTACCGTTAGTGTATTCAATTGAATACTGGTTAGTACCATAAGGTTCTGTCTCATATTGGATCTTATGCAACAATTTCATCATCCTCGATAGAAGCTAACTCAACATCGATGTCTTCATCTTTGATGATGGCACCATGAGCGACTTGATACTTGTCTTTGACTGCATCTTGGAATGATTTATCCATGAGGATAGGCATCCAAAATTCTTTAGTATCTGTATCTTTGATACGGAACTTCTCGCCGATCTCACCAGTCTCTTTGTTTACACGAGCAAACCAACCAACAGATGGCTTAGCCACATGACCAGTTTCCAAAGCAATATCAAGCAACCCACTCCACTTGCTAATACCACCATCAAAAGAAACAGTAATAGGTATCTTTGACTTTTCACGGACATATCTTGATTTCTCCACGTTAATAATAAAGTTCCAACCAGTTAACTCTGTACCATCCTTATCTTGTTGTCTACCAAGGATGTAGATGTTATCTGCTGAATAGTATGAGCCTGTACCACCACCAACTACTGGCTTAGAGTACATCTCCATAGTCATGTAAGTATGATTGACCACTACCATTGGGATATCTTTTAATGTAAGGTGTGGTGTAACCATTCTAAACAATGATTTGATTTGTTTTGCTCTTGACATATCTGCTACAGACTTACCGTCAAGTGTATCTTCAACTTCTTTCTTAGAAGCTAAGTTACCAATAGAATCGATGATGATCATGATCTTGTCATCACGCTCGATACCTTGGATCTGCTTCATGATATCAAACTTAAGTTGTTCTACATCAGTTACTGGAGTATGTAGCACTCTTGTTTGGTCGATACCAAATGATTCAAAGTATGATTGAGGTGTACCAAACTCTGAATCGTAAAACAATAGTACAGAGTCTGCATACTTGTCCATGTAAGACTTAGCCATCAATAATGAGAATGCAGTCTTAAAGTGTTTAGATGGACCTGCCCACATGGTCAAACCTGGTGTTAAACCACCATCAAGTCTACCACTCAATGCAATATTAATTGCTGGAATGGATGTAGGTATCATGTCCTTCTTTGTAAAGAACTTAGACTTGGATAATACTTCCGAGTCTTTGATCGTTGAGTTACTTCTAATCTTATCTAATAGTCCCATGTTGTTTCCTTATTTTAAAAATTCTAATAACTTATCTTCCATCACCATACCACTTTGACGTTTTACTTCTTTGCCTTCATCGTCTACGATGACTAATGCTGGTACCCCGCGGATACCATACTTCTGTGCCAATTCCATGTTTTGTTCGATATCAATGTCTTCGATAGGCATAGCGATCTTGTCTCGAGCACCTTCGATTATCTTTGATAACGCTTTACATGGCTCACACCATGTTGCATAAAATTTTAATGCTTTCATTTAGATCTCCTTGCGATCTCACGATTGATCTTACTCTTTTCTTTCTTTGTTGATGTCTTCTCAACTAGTGCAGTAAGCTGTGTTATATTAAGAGTCCTAAGTCTTGGCTTGCCACTCTTATATGCCATTGGATTATTATGACGCTTTGATTTATGAACTTGTTTATTTCCTGGCTGTGCCATGATTACTCCTCATTGATTACATAAACTGTTATGCCAGCCTCAGCGAACATCGCGATGGATTTTTTCCATGACTCGTTCCAATGTGGTCTAGCTTCAATACATTCTTTTGATACTACTACTTTCTTTATACCCACTTGAATGATTCCTTTTGCACACTCAGAGCATGCTGGTAAACCATGAATGAATATGGTTGAACCGTCTAATGATACACCTGAATACGTAGCATTATATATTGCATTCATCTCAGCGTGTACAATTAATGATAGCTTTGTATCTCTATCATTTAATCTCTTACTTAAATCAGATATGCCACGAGGGAATCCGTTATATCCTTGAGATAAGATTTGTCCCTTAGATCCAACCACGATTGCACCAACTTGAGTGTTAGGATCTTTTGACCATGTAGCTACTTCTTTTGCGAGTTTAAGGTATCGCTTGTACCATTTATTAATCGCTGCCATCGATAAACTTAAAATGCCTTTCGTATACATGAAGAGATGCTACGTTCCAATAAATATCACCTATCTTAAGATCTAATAAGTGTTTATAGCCGTTTCTTAAGTATTCCCATACTTCAAGTAATACATGCTTTTGCCATGCATAATCATTCTTATAACCAAACACTGCATCGTTTGATCTCATGTTAACTATAGCATGCAATTTGCAATCTCTAATTAGATATTGGACTGTGTTAGTGCACATGAAGTCAGACATTCCATCAATATTATAATCATCATGCATGGTTGGTCGTGTATAGATCATAGTAGCTCTACGAGAACCTGGATTACGAACTAATTCATCTACAACTTTTATAAACTGTGAACCATTCTCTTTAGAATATATACACCAACCATAGTTTGAATTAATCATACCATCTTTTGATGATACCATCTTCCAAATCTCTGGTGGTCCGCCTGGGATGTCATTAACATTTAGTGACATAGACTTATACCAATATAATTCACGTTTGACATAATCTTCATTGACTGTACCAAAGATTGCTGGTTGATTAGCAAAGAATGCAGCATTTATGATCTCAACTGTCTTGACACCAGTCTTGTCATGAACGAACTCTTCCATCTTTAATTTTTCTTTAAAGATGTTTCTAATATTATCTACACCATAAACTGTACTCATTGGCCGGCTCCGTGTTTTGGAAATTTAATAGTCTTTGGTTTATTAAAGATATCCTTATCAGGATCTTGACCAGGGATTTGACCACGACAATATGCTACCACGAATGATGCATAGTTAATCATATCTAGTGCAGAGTCTTCAACTGATTCATAGTTTGGTTGACCGCCAGCTTCTTGTGCTTCTAATACAGATACCATTCTAAGGTATTTTGCTTTGATGATATCAAGGATTGTCCATACGCCATGCTCATAGTAGTCGGCTTGTTGTACCCGACTTGCAGCATTGTTATAGTCTTGTCCTTTTTTTTCTTGGATATCGGCAGCTTCTAATAAGATGTTTGCCGAAGGTCTTGAATATTGCTTTGTCATAATATAACTCCCATGTTATAGATACATAATACCACAATTAATATATAAAGTAAAATTATTTTTGAGGTATATAATAATATCCATCATATTGTGATACACGTACATTCTTTAATACTTCTTCTGCTGGCACAACATTGATGAACGTGGTTTGTATCACGTCTCCTACCATCAACGGTTTAACAGGCTTTGTTACCCATCTATAAAATGCAAAGTGAGTTAGTAATCCAGATCTAATATTTTTCATATACCATTCAACTTTATCTGATGGTATGTTGAACCATTTATCATAGATCTTTGCATCTATTTTAGCATTAAATATTGGTATTTCATAATCAAATTCTTTACAATTAGAATCTATAGCTAGGGCATGCTTAATCATAGAATATTCAACTATTAAACAATCAGCATTCATTAATCTAGTCTTATCATCACGACCATTCGCTTGAAATAGATCTTTATGTTCATTACGATAATCAATGAACTCTTGATCGATAGTTATAGGACCAAGGAATTCAGTAGACTCTTTAATGTAATTATAAAGACTAGTCATAGATCTTTTCAAATGCGCCAATATTATCTTTGTGTGTTGGTGCTGTCCAACCTGCAGGCTTAATAAGATCTGGCAATCCTAATGGATTTGGTCGTGCTTCTTTGATGCCGACTTCTTTACTAATATTTGCTGCATACACTCGGTTCCATGCCATCTCAACATCGATGCCAAATAGATCTAATGTGCCAATAGCAAACACAGATAAGTCGATCAATGCATCAACTGCATCGTCGCCATTTTTTGCTGCCTTAAGTTCGTCTAGTTCTTCTTGTAAACAACCAATACGGAATTCTAAGAATTCTGTAAGTTTATTTGCATCCATTTTTGACACGACTTCTCGCACACCGAACTTTGCGTGCATGTCGTTCATGTCTTTTACCCAGTTTTGTGACATTTAGTTTTTCCTTTTTCTTAGGTGAATTAATAATTGACAAGGTTTCCACTTGCAGTTCTTGTCCACTTCCTTCTTGCAGATCTCGCATTTCATATTTAGGCGCCTTATAAGTTATATGAATTCTACATACTTTAGTATTTTTAAATATATTAAACATCCTGCAATCTTTACCGACTACCTTACTTATAGCATGATCAGTTAAACCTTTACCAGTTGTTCCGTATGAAATAGCAGTAGCACCAGTGGTTATAGTATCCATAGTTTGATATGCACCTCCAACACCAAGTATTGCACATCCTTGTATGCTAACCAAAGAAAGACTCAAGAGAAGCTTTCTCTTCAGCATGCCATCCTAACGGTTCAATAACTATGTTTAGTGCATCGAGGAATGTCTTCTCAAATTGTAGATCATAGTTTATATAGTCATCTAAGCCAAATTCTTTTGGTAATATGTTATTGAATGAGATAACATTTTCATTGATTGGATTTGGTGTTCTAAGATAAACGAACTTGATCTTATTACCATTAGTGATAGGTTCATACTTACGTGTGATACCTTTCATCTTTAGATAGTGATTAAACAGTAATGCACCTCTAACTTGAATCGGCGTACCTTTCTTATAGATCGGTGTGCCAGTGTATTCTTTTAAGGAAGAAACCGATCTAGGAAATGCGACATCATTGACAGAGAGCGACGTGAAATCCCTCTTGAATTCTTTGACGAATGTCTGAAGCGATACTTGATCCTGATGGAGAATGACCTCGAGAGCCTCTTTGAGCTTCGTACGGACGACAGCAGGTGTCGACGATTTGACCATTTCAAGGCCCATAACTTTAATCTTAGGTTTCGCATATTGTACTCCTTCGGAATTGTGTACATTTAATACGTATCGTTTCTTGGCAACCCATATTGCTTTATCTGCCAACACTTCGCGTTTCATCTGCATCTTTTGACCATACGCATTCATGTATTCTGAGAGTTCTTGGTATCCACCATCGATGAATGGTTGGATGACCTTCTCGCATGTCTTGTCCATGAATACGATCTTCTCTTCAGTGTTTTTACCTGCACATACCTTCTCAACTAGATCTTCAAGTGATAGGTAGATTGAGTCGGTATCGATAGCGATGACATAGTCTTTACCATCAGACTTCAATGTCTTGTTCATGAAGTCATTAAGCTTGTTAGCCATCCATCGAATACTTAGTTGACCAGATAATGTGATACCTTCTGCGATGCGTAGATCATAGTATCTAAAGTATTTATTACCGATCGCGCCGTAAGCTGAGTTTAGTGCGATCTTCATAGCCATCTGTAGGTTCTTGAGGCGTGAGATGTCTTTGACTAGCTGAGGATCTTTGTTGTGCTCGTATTCTTGTTCAGCCTTTAACATCTGCTTCTTAAACTTAGAACGATTATTGTACATCTCTTCCATCAGTGCTGGTAAGAAACCTTTCTTATCCTTTGTGTAACACCAACCATTACCAGATGTTGATAGACCGACTGGCACATTCATAGGTGTTTTAGTTAATAGTTTATCTACGTTTGTATCGATGCGGGTATCAGTCAATGTTTCAGGTGACATGTTATACTGCATGATAAGATGTGGATACAAAGAGTTTAAGTCGAACGATGCAACCCATTTATGAGGACCAACTATAGGGTCTTTAACATAAGCACCTTCGAATACTTCAGACTTACCGTTCTCTTCTTTTAGAGGGATGGCGATCTTACGTTCATACAAGTAATTGAAGATGATGGCATCCCACATGCGAACGGGCGAGAATACATCTTCATAGTTAATCTTAGAGCTATAAGCTAGAGTGTAGACAAGTTCAATGAGCTTCATCTTATCTTCTAACATATCAACGAGTTCTGTATCGTGGATGTTATAGTCTACGAATGTCTTCCAATGGTTTGTGTAGAAGTCTTTGAAGTTATCTTCAGGATTCTCGAGCTTCTTCTTATTTAGTTCGACGCTTGCGATATAGTTTAATGCATAAGACTCTTGATTGGTATATGTAAACTTCTTATACAGATCCATGTAATCTAACACAGAGATACCGACGAATGAATATGAGTTGATAGTTGTACCACCGCCTACATAGGCTTTCTTATCGTTCACGATACCCCATGGTGACATACGTTTGACATACTCATCACCTAATACAAGACGTATACGATTGACTAGATATGGGATATCAAAGCCATTGATGTTCCAACCAGTGACCACGTCAGGATAATTATTAGACCAGAATACAACGAATGTCTTAAGTAAGTTAGACTCGTCGGTGCATTGCATATACTTGACATCTTTACGATCAGTCATATATGGACGAGAGCCAAACGTTACGATTTGTTTATGATGGTTATCTTTAATAGTGATAAGCAATACTTCTTCGTTTGCTTCACTTATATGTGGGAATCCATTCTCAGTTGCAGTCTCGATGTCGATTGAAAACATCTTGATGAGATCTTTATCCCACTGAATAGTCTTAGGATACGTCTCAGTGATGTACTGATATTGGAATTGTGTTTGACCATAGAACGTAAAGCGTTCTACGTCTTTATAACGTTCGACATACTCCATGCCTTCTTTGATTGATTCAAATTTGGTTGGAGATACTGGATTGCCTTCTAATGTATTCCAATCAGAAGCTTCTTTGGCTGGTACAAATAATGTAGGACGATACGGCACCTTACTCTTGAATGCTTGACCATTATTGACATAACGGAGCAATAGAGAATTGCCGTACTTGACTACGTTCGTATAGAATCTACTCATAATGTAATTATACCACAGGTACTATTTAAAGTACAATATTTTACCAATGTCGAATGATCCCAGCCACAATGAATATACATGTAGCTAAGTTTATGCATGCAATGATTGTCCTAACTATTGCAACTTTGTCAGACTCTCTATCACAGTCGGTGGCTTTCTCTCCTAGTGCTTTAGCCCATAATCTCCATAAGCTATGTTTCTTTTGCCTATCTTTGATTGATTCATTAATACGTTCCATCAGCCTTATATCGGCTTCTTGTGCAATGGATTGTTCCAGTGTAAACATCTCTTTTAATTTACTCATAATACTAAAGTCTTATAATGAGCTATAACTTTTTCTAATGCTGGAATAATCTCCGAATCATTTAATACCGGATCTTCAAATGATTCAATGCCATTTAGTACTGCAGTACGATAACTTGTTATCTGATCTTTTTGATCTTCTAATTCGTCAATCACAATTTGTTCAATTGATGGTCTCATTTTATACTCCCAGCCGAATCTGCTTTATCTTTGTCTTCACGGATCTCCACAAAGATTGGGAGGAATAAACTCTCATCTTCGTGTTTGCTCCTAATACGAGCGTTGTACTTGACAGCCACCACTTTACCGAGGACATCTTGCTTCTTAATTTTTTTGCGATCTTCATCGTTAAATCCACTCCCGACTTTAACTTTAATAATACCATCCTCTGATTCACAGACGAGGGCCCCTAGCATGCCTTCATACTTACCTGTGCCGTCTTCAATATCGACGATCTTTAAATCACATTCTAATTCACCTTTAAACTTAATCAGTGCCTTAGATCTTTTATTTTCCCAAGGAGCGTTCATATCTTTGAGTATGATGCCTTCCTCTCCTTGGTCGTAGTACTCTTTAAACTTAGCTTGTGCCTCATCGATATTTTCTACGATGATGCTTGGAACTAATTCAATCTTTTTAGGAAAATCAATTCCCCATTTAAACTTTGCAAACCTATCTTTATATGGTGTAGGACAATAGCTATCAACAAAATACATATATGGAATCACATCCCATATTGTAGCATGAACCATTGCTGCCTCAATATCTGATATAGTACCCTTACCTGCTTTATTTAGGATACCATTACCAGTTTGTCTGTTCAGTGTGCCACTATCGTCTTTAACTAATAGTTCACCATCAAATACAGTGTCTATGCCATTAGCAAGCTCTACGAATTCTTTTTCAAGGTTACCTAACAAGTCGATCGTCTTACCATTGCGAGACTTGAATTCACATTGACCATCGCGAACGATCGCATTGAATCTCATACCATCCATTTTTAATTGGACCATTGCAGGCCATTGGATCTTATCTATTAACTTCTGTTCATACTGTGATGCTAACATACAAGGATAGTCTACGACCAAGCCAAGCCATACATCGTTGGCTGTCGCAGTAGATACACCACATTTCAGGTCCTTTGCTATGATGCGTTCAAGCACCTTAGCATTTTTCGGAGAGAGTGAAGTAAGGACCTGAGTGAGGTGTTCTATACCAGCATGACCAGTTAAGGTCCTACTGGATAACTCAAACAATTTATCCATTGCTTGTACAAGGCTATCACTCCCAATTGCCTCATACTTTGGAATCTTGCGAATATAAAATTGTGTAAAAGGATCTAATGCCAGTCGTACGACTTCGCGTAGGACTTCATTATCTTTGTGCTCAGTGAGCTTATCAATTTTATAGTTCCTCGACGGGTTTGCCGCGAGGTCTTCTAAGATATCAAATACTTCCATTACACCCATTCTTCTGGATTAGTTTGTAAGTTTTCACCAATACGTTTCATTAGTGTGTCAGCGATGTCTGCTTGAATATCATAATCAGAGATGCCTTCGTCATTGAATACTTCTGTCAGTCGTTCGTTTATCATATCTATAACATCATCAGTGAAGTTACATGAATGGCTATCAACGAAGTCTTTAATTACTTGTGTATTGTTAACTTGTGTGTTTGACATATTATCTCCTGTAGATATAAACATCAAGCTTAGTTGCGTTTTTGATACCACCAACGATATTGCCTGCCCAATCATATGAGACTGGACGGAATGAACCTCGATGGAAGTATCCGCTTGGTGTTGGCATCTTAACTAATGGTTTACGACCACGAAGCACGACACGTTTTTTGTTAGTACGATTTTCATTTGTGATAGCTACAGCTTGCTTGATGATGCTTAATTTTTCCATATCAGCAGCTGAGTTTACGTCGACTGTCATTATGTAACTTTTTGATGTTCTCATCTTAATACCTCCGCACAACCTGCAGGGATACGACGATTGATCCTACGGATTTTTTCCATCGTTTCGCTTAGGACTTTTTTAAGGTTTGTGGGTTGTTGAACTGAAGCAATGGCTTTTTCGATATCCATTGCAAATAGAACTAATTCTGTTCTACGATTAAACTTAGCAGCATGTTCTGCTGGGACTAAGTATTTTTCACCGAACTGACTAACTATTACTTTTTGCATTATTCTCTCTCCTTAATAATATAAAACCATTATATCCTGAATTAGGATTAATGTACATAGGGGGAGCTAAAAATAAATTGCTATATGGATCAATAACTTGCATAATATATAAGCCTTTGATTACATTGGACTTTTATCTGGGAGCTGCCCGGGACAGCCCAGGACAGCGATTATTATAGGTTATATCGTACTATTAAGCGCAGTCTGAAAGTGATTCCAGCCAGCGTTTGCTGCATACGGAGTCTTTAGGACCGCATGGATAGTCATTAACTATTTCAGCCTTAATTTGTTTTGCTTCAAATACTGTTGTGACCTTTTCATCGACGATGATCACTTCGTCTTTTTGTTTGAATTCCATAACTTTTCCTTTTGGGATTTTATTGAGTTGGATTTTGTCCATTACTATTTATATCTTTTACGTGTTTAAAAATTTTAAGCTGCCATTCAAATCTACGTGGCTCAACTTCAGGATGAGCTAAGCGTTCTCCATAAAATTCATAGAGTTGACTCCACATCTCTTCTAATCTACGTTCTTCCACCAATATGCTTGTCCTCTACGCTTATAAAAATTATCATAAACTCTTTTATTCTTATCAGACACTCGCATCTTTACATAGCGTCTAAACTTTTTACGAATAGGCCAACTAGCGTTGCATTTGTATACTATCATGCACTTCTTTCCTACACTGTGTAGTTATATTATATAGACCTTGTTTTCCAAAGTCAATCTGTTTTTTATGAGATGATGCCGTACACTCTTCGAATGTCTGATACATCTCTCTACCGATCTCTTTAGATACTCCAGATTGTAGTATACTTATAATGAGTATGTATTCAATCAATGTATTACAGGTAGGTGTAACTCAGCTGTCAATTGCCAATCTTCTACCTTGGCTCCACGTGGTACATCTACACCTTCGATGATAGCTTTCTTTACGAACTCAATCAGTAGAGCATTGTATACCTCATCGGGTATCTCTGAGATGTCTAGTTTAATTACCATTAAAATACTCCAATGTTATGTAGTAATAAGAATAACACCACAAAGAAACCTACGATCCACCAGTTAATACCTTCAGCAGGTTTTTTATGTTCGATGAACTGAGGTTGGTATTCACCCCATCCAATGTCTCTAGTACTGTTTGGAAAATGATACTGTCTTGGATCTCGATTGTAGTCATGATATCCACCCCAATTATCTGTGCGTCTGTCTTTTTCAGGCATTACCCTCTCCTCATTTTTGAAATGTCGATTGCATCTTGAGCTTTAAAAATTGGTACTGCGTTTGATTTATGTAACTGACCGATGCCCAGCATCGCATCACCCGTATATTGTTGAACTGGTTTTTTAGTTGCTACACCTTGCCCAGTATCCAAACTAGGAATATGGTTGGTAAGGCGGCGAGGATCAACCACAGTGACAGGATGATCAGCTGGCCCCACCCAGGAAGATTTTTGTACAGCTTTTCTAGATGGTGTAATATCATATTTTTTCAATAATGCTTGCCATGAAGCCTGTTGTGCCCGTTGCTTGGCATTTGGCTTTTTAGGCTTGCGCTTAGGTATATAAGGATGAATTATCATAGACCCATTATATCCTAATTAATAATTAATGTACATAGGCCCTATGCGAAAAATTCTGACAGGCCCCCGGGGGCGGCCTTGGGTGCGTTCCAGTCCAGACCCTGCCAATGCGGGTATGATGCCCGAGACAAATGAACTGACTTAGGTTTCTCCATGTACTCAAAGTCTAACTCACCCTTAGAGTTCAATAGGTCTGAAGTCCATTCATATACCTCATGATGATCTTTGATATATTTGTTGAATAGTTTACGGCGACCTTCACGTTCATCCCATGTACCATAGAATGGAAGTCCTTTATAGTAACCCGTCTTTGGTAATACACGTGATTCATTTTCAATAGGTAATAGTTCCCATATGGTAACGTGTGCACCATATACAGTACTAATCCTTACGCACTCTTCTACATACCTCTTAGCTAGGTCGAGTGTATGTTCTTCAGGAAACCTCATGAGGTGATGACGCACATCGATGTTACCGAAGTATGTCTCGATCGCGTTGTATTCTCCGACAGGTATGAATGACTCGAACCCCATCTTTATAGCACCATGTAATGTCTTAAATGGTGTAGACACATTCATCCATCCTGGACGATACATGCAGATAGCGTGTGAATCGCCTATAGCAATCTTAGGATACTTCTTAGCGAGGTTGGGATCAAGCGTCTTAGCTTGTTTTTGTATTAGTTCAAGGTTACCCCAATTAATTTGTAACCAATCGCGATTTAACTTTTTACCTTCCTTACGTGCTTTGTCTACACGAGGATATAACATACTATGATAGTCAGGCATGTCTATAGCGAGTGACCATACTTCACCATTAAAGTTTGATAGTGCTATAATGTATTCGATATTTGCATAGTTCTCTAATCCTCCGAATAGGTTGAGTGATCCACCCCAGTCGTTACCATGATAGAGAGCAACTATATCATATTCGTTATAGTCATATAATTGTTTACCAGTCATGTGCACCGTCACATCATATCCAGCGTTCCTTAATTGGTCAGCATAGATGATACCTTGTGAGGCTTTATGTGAGTGGATCTTATTAGAAACCGGCGAGAGTGGCTGTGTGAGTAATACTTTCATCTTTTTTCCATTTGCGATATGAATCTGTTTTATCAATGATACTATAATCGTTTAGTACCGGGTCTGTGCCTACATTCCACATGAGGATGTTTCTTCCTGTGTTCTTAGGTATATATTTCCAAACTTTAGCGTCATATGAACGCACTGTTGGGAATGGCGGTAAGTTCTCAAGCTTTTCGGGTGTTGCAAACTCAAGCGGTTCTGATATAAACTCTGCACGGCCTAACTCGCCTTCTTGTAAGTTACGTGCTACTGCAACTGAATGAAACTTTGCATTTGGCCATGCTATCTGTAATGCACGCGATAGTACACCAGTACTTATAGCTACATACACCTCATCTGGTTCGGGGATGCGTGATGCAGCGTACACGATTCCCGCCGTCGCT